TTCTTTTTCACACCCGCGAGAAAACAAATTAGACAAAAAATGAGGGGGAGGCCAAAAAAACCAAACGAAATTAAAAAGCTTCAGGGAACTGAGGACAAACGCTGGCTGCATGAAGAGGTAAAATTCGAAATTGCAAAAATTCCGTTGGAGTTTGGGAAGGATTGGGAAAGCATCAAGGACCTGACGTTTAACCAGCTGCGCGATATTGGCATAGTCGCCAACGTTGACATGGGATTGATTGAAGGCTACGCGAAAGCGTTGGAGCGATATTTCCAAGCAGACGCGCAATTGCGTGCTACGTCGATGGTAACCGAGGAAGGTAAGATATCCCCCTGGTACGATATTGCCGAACGCTCATTGAAGCAAGCCACACAAATCGGCCAACTGTTTGGAATCACACCAAGCGCACGCGCTAGGATTCCGCAACAACAGCAGCCAGCTAGTAAACTAGAAATTTTAAAGAAAAAAATATCATGAAACAATTTGAAATCAAACCGCAGGCAGGCGGTTGGGTAATAACCATCGACGGCTCGGACGTTGACAAGTGGGGCAAGCCAAGCGACACGCCGCACGTGTACCGAAATAAATACCTTGCGCAGTTAGCTGAGCGGTATTTGAAAAATATTACGGTAACGGTTAGCACGGATCACGACAGCACCGACGTGGTGGTAAAATGGAGCAAGCCAAAGCATACGCGGAAAAAGTAATAAGCGGCAAGATTGTAGCCGGGCAACTTGTGCGCAATGCGTGCGAGCGGTTTCTTCGCGACCTTAACAGCTGGCAGTTTGAGCAGTCAAATGTTGATCATGCCGTAACGTTTATTCAGGAATTAGAACACACCACAGGCGAGCATGCAGGCCGTAAGTTTATACTTGAGCCATGGCAGTATTTTATTGTGGCCAATCTGTTTGGGTTTGTAAACGACGATGGCACGCGAAGATTTACGCGGGCTTACGTTGAGGTACCGAGAAAAAACGGGAAGTCGACGTTTAGCAGCGCGCTGATGCTGTATGGATTATTGGCCGACGGCGAACCAGCGGCGCAGGTGTATAGCGCAGCAACGAAGCTCGACCAAGCAATGATGGTATTCGGCGAATCGGTGCGAGTTTGTCAGAACGTAGATTTTTTGCAGGGCGAAGTCGTTGTAAACAACAGCGTTAACAATCGGCGGATTTTATACGGGCAGAATCTGTATAAGCCATTGGAATGGAACCCGAATAAACAGGACGGTTTAAATACTCACTTCGCTTGCATAGACGAATATCACGCTCACCCAAGCGATGACCTATACAACGTAATCCGTAATAGTATGGGCGCACGCCGTCAGCCGTTGCTGTTCACGATAACGACGGCAGGATTTAATCGCGAATCCCCATGCTACCGTCATCGGCAGTATTGCGGCAACGTGTTAAACGGCGCGATTCAGGATGATGGCCTGTTTACGATTATTTACAGCTTGGACAGCGGCGACGATTGGACGGACAGGAAAGTTTGGGCAAAGGCAAATCCGAATTGGGGAATAAGTGTTTACCCGCGGCAATTGGAGCAGGCAGTCAACGAAGCGAGGGAGTTTGTCCACAAGGAGGTTGAGTTTAAAACGAAGCTGCTTAACGTGTGGACTGATACGGCGGAAACTTGGATTAGCGACAGCGACTGGGCAGCATGTGAGCAGCAGCTTAGTTTATTAGGCGAGCGCTGCTATGGTGGATTGGATTTGGCGAGTACGTCGGATTTCTGCGCGTTTAGTTTGTGGTTTCCCGAACACAACGCCGTAAGAACGTGGTATTATTTACCAGAGGCGGCCATTAAGAAACGGACGGATAACGTAGGCCAGTCATATCAGCAATGGGTGAGGGATGGTTATATCGTGGTAACTGATGGGAACGTAACTGATTACGGATTTATAAAGCGGCATATTATGGAGCTGGCCGAAGATTACGACATACAGGATATTAGCTTTGACCGATTTAACGCGTCGCAGTTGGTTATTGAATTGCAAAACGAAGGTTTGCCGATGTTTCCATTTGGTCAGGGATTTGTTAGCATGAGCGCGCCGACGAAGGAACTTGAGCGCAAGGTTATGAATCGCGAGTTAAGCCATGACGGCAACCCGGTAACGCGGTGGATGTTGGGTAATGTGCTATTGCAATACGATCCTGCTGGCAACGTGAAAGTAAACAAAGCTAAGTCAGGCGACAAAGTGGACGGCGTGGTTTCGATTATCATGGCGTTGGGCGGGTGCATGATTGAGGCCGCAAAAAATGAGACGCAAGATTTTTGGTTTGTGAAGCTATGAGGTTAGAGCTTATATATATCGACGAATACATTAAGCGATATTATGAGCTATTGCCATTACATCCAACCTACGAGAAAGCTTGGGAGGCATTGGAGGCAGAATATAAAAACGCCATCGGACGCAACCGATACGCTAACTATGCAACGTTTCGCGTGGTGCTGTGCCGATGGATGAAAATAAATAGACGTTGTTAACGTCATGTAAGTAATTTAATATTTAATTTGTATTATGCAATTTCGGCTTTGGCCATCTAAGACAGAGAAACGTAGCAGCCTATCAGCGCCGCCTGACTGGTTAGTCAATACGCTATCGAATATATTTGGTATTCAAACCAAGTCGGGCGCGGCTGTTAACGAAAATACAGCGCTATCTATTAGCAGTGTTCACGCTTGCGTGAGAGTTATAAGCGACGGCATAGCAGGATTGAGCTTGAAGCTTTACAAGGACGACGGAGCAAATAAGACGCAGATAACTAATAATTACGCGGCGGCGTTATTGAACGATCCTAACAGTTATCAAACCAAATTTGATTTTATCAAATACATGGTGGGGCAGTTGGTTTTAAAGGGCAACGCATACGCATTTATTAATCGCGACGCGCGGTTTATAGCATACGAATTGCATCCAATCCGCAGCGAATACGTCGAGCCGATTATTGAAAACGGCCAATTATTTTACCGCGTTACAATGAAAGGTTACCCGCCAATGGTTCCGTCTACAGACATGCTGCATTTTAAAGGGCTATGTACTGATAACCCATTGAAAGGTAAAAATCCTATACAGGTTCACGCTGAAAGTTTGGGCATTGATTTGGCAGCGATTAGCAGCAGCGCAGGCGTTTACAAAAATGGAGTTTTAAAATTTCTGTTAACAAGCGACGCGGTAATTAAGCCAGAGCAAGCGGCGAATTTAAAAAATAGCTTAGACGATGTTATCCAAGGCCAAGCGCGCAGCACGGTGTTGCCCAATGGTATTAAGATGGAGAAATTAAGTTTAAGCCCAGAGGAAGCGCAGTATATTGAGCAGCGTAAATTTTCAGCGCAGGAAATAGCGCGCATGTTTGGCGTCCCTGCTTCCATGATTGGAGCAAGCGACGGCGGTATTAAATCAAGCGTTGAACAGGAGTTTCAGGATTTTTATGCGCGGACGTTGTTAGCGTATGCGATTAACATTGAACAGGAAATGGGGCGCAAGCTGTTGACCGAGCAGGACAAACAAACAGACTATTTTAAATTTAATTTTAACTCATTGCTAAGAGCAACGGCAAACGATCGCGCCGATTTTTATAACAAAGGCATACGCGGCGGCTGGTTATCACCAAACGAAGCACGGATGTTCGAGGATATGAATGGCTACGGCGAAGGCGCTGGCTACATGGTTGAATCTAATCTAATCCCAGCGGAGCAGATGGGTGCATACATGGACGCTAAGATAATTAACTTAACAAATAAGGCATTGAATAACAACAACCCGACAGGGGATAACAACAATACACAAGCGTGATGAAAGAAAAACGCACCATAACAGGAACAATAAATTACAGAGCCGAAGGCGAGAACATGCCAACGCAGTTGGGCGGCATTGCTGCGGTGGTAAACAGCGCAACCGATTTGGGCTACTTCGAGGAAGTAATAGCACCGGGCGCGTTTGATTATGCGCTTAGTAAGGATTACGATATTCGCTGCTTATTTAACCACGAAAGCGAACTAATATTAGGCCGCACCAAGGCGAACACTTGCAAGGTGTTTGTAAACGCTCAGGGGAATTTGGAATACACTTGGGTACCTGATTACGAAAACCCCACACACGTAAGCGTAGTGCGTTCAATTATGCGCGGAGATATTACGCAGTCAAGCTTTGCGTTTACAATCCGTGAGCAAGTTTGGACAGAATCCGAAAAGTACGGAACAATGGGTAAGCGCGTGGTGAACGTTATCGAAGATTTATTCGACGTTAGCCCTGTGACATATCCAGCCTACGAAGAAACCGAAGCCGATGCGCGCAGTATTTTGAAAATGCGCGACGAGGAAAGAGAGATAAGCGACGCCGAGCAATCAAAGGCGGACGCGGATATAATTAAATTGATTGCAATAAGATATAAAAACTATTAAAATGAAAAACATAAAAGCACTTAAAGAAGAGCGCGGCAGCTTGTTAGACGAGTTAGCTGGCTTGCAGAATGTTATCGAGCGTGAAGCTCGCAGCATGAGCGAAAAAGAAACTTCCAGATTATCTGAAATCGAAGCCCGTTTATCGGCTATCGCTTCCGAGGTTGAGAAGTTGGAAAAATTGCAAACCCTTGCCGCTCAGGCTGCTGGTAACAGCGCGAGCCGTAGCGAAGAAAAGGAGAAGTCAAAAATGAAGGAGCAGTATAGCTTCAAACGTGCTATGGA